TACCAGCATTTGAATCGCTAACTGTTGTGCCGAAAGATCTAATTACATCAATACCGTTTATGTCTTTTCTTAATGGTCTTCCCATGATTATTTCTCCTTTGTTTAATCATTGCCGTTCTAGGGTCTACGCGGTGGATATCCGCATAAGTCCTACTGCTTAGGTAGGCACCTATATTTGACAAAAGTATTTATCAAAAATTGTCAAGTCATAAAAATAGGCCCCGTAGGGCCTATTTTATTTAAACTAAACTACCTATTACTGGAAGCTTACATTACCTGAAGTAATGCCAACCTTACCTAGGTAGTCACTTGCGTTACCGAGCGACGACGCAGTGTTAGTTAGTTCTACATAACCATAACGAGTCATGAAGCTAACAACTGGTTCGAAAGTATTCGGATCAAGCACAACACCTGAGCTCATCAGTGGGATGTATGGGCAGTAGAATGCCGCCGCATCTGATTCTGATGAACCTTTGTAACCGATGAGTACTGCTGAGTCATCGGCTGCATATGTGTTAACATATACTTTCATCGCATTGTTTAGAGTACCAACCATCTTAGTGTTAGTTGGTGCTTCAAAAGTACCTTCAGTTGTACGAGCAAACGCTGAAGTAGTAGCTGACTGAAGAATTGTAAGCGCGAATGGCGATACAACTGCCCAGTTACCAGCACCACGACGTGTACGCTGTGCAATCAAGTTGCTTACACGGTTGATTTGAACAGCAAGTGCTGCGTGCTCGTCACCAACGAATGTAGCAGTACCACTTACAGAAGCCTGATCATAAGTCTGATAAGTGCCAGCAAGTGAACTTAAAGAATTAAGTACTTCTTGGTCGATTTCAGCAGTAATCTCTTGAGCAAGTGCTGCCATGATTTCTGCTTCTACGTCGATGCCATGCTGTGACTGTGCGTCTTGTGCAGCTTCGAAAGTCCAACGTGCGCTGAGCTTACGAGTTTTAGCTTCGACTGTTTGCTTCAAGATCTGAATGCTTAGTCTGTTACCGACTGTACCTTCTGCTGCCGCAGTTGGGTTAGCTTTTGCAGTTGTAGCATTACCTGAGTATGCTTCAGCAATCTTGAATGGGCTTAGAGCTTCTTCACCTGCTACTGCACCTGAGGCGCCTGATCCAAACGAGTCCGAATAGCGAACACGTAGGGTGTGGATTTGACCCACAGGTCCTGTCATTGGCTGTACGCCAACGAGTTCGTTTGCAATGACTGTTGGCATTACACGACGAATAACTGGTAGGATAACACGGTTAAGTGTTGCGACATTACCGGCAGAAGTAGCACCAGCTGTGGCAGTTTCTGAAAGATACCTACGAGTATTTTCCAGTGTGCTTGCCATAACAGCTTTTTTGTTGCCTGAAAGGCCTTCGAGAAGTGCTGACTTCGTATCCTGCCAGCGACTTTCTAGTAGTTCTGACATTATTATCTCCTTAATTTAATCCAGCAAGACGACGAATGTCTAATACATTGTCATTTGCTTTACTACTAACGTTAGTGTGTGAAACTGTTTCACGGTTGCCTGTTACTTCTTTTGCCTCTGCTAATACTGCCTTCTGCTTTGCTGGACCTTTGCCGTTGATAACCGCAGGTAGATACTTGTCAAATGCAGATTGTAGTCTGCCAGTTTGAACTGATTCCAGTAAGTCTGTCATAATTTCACGCTGCTCATTGCTCAGTGGAGCAATTAGTTCGCGTACTGTGCTTGATCTATTTACAGATTCTTCAAGCTTTTGCTTTTCAGCTGCTTTTGATTCTGCAATACGTTTCGCTTTTGCAGCAAATGCCTTTGCTTCTACAAGTTGCTTGTCTTTTGTTTCAAGAACTTTTAGAAGTTTCGCAGTTTCTGAATGTTCATTTAGATATGAAATTCCATATTCTGCTGCAAATGCTTCAAATATTTTACGACCAAAGTCGTTTCTACGTGCTGTGTCAATATCTTCTTTAAGTGCTGAGATCTCACTTTTAAGACCTTTTGCAACTGTTTCAGATACTGCTTGAGCGCTTCTTTCGATAAAGTTACGCTTAACTTTAGCGAAGTGTGATTTAGCTTCACGTACTAGTCGTACTTTTGTTTCAGCTAAGTCTTTCTTATCTTCGTGGAACTCTGCAATTTCGCTTGATAGGGCTTCTACTACAAACTCTTCAAGCTTGCTGTAGTTTTCAGCCATTGCTTGTTTGTCTGTGCGTAGTTCTGAGATTTCTTTTTGTAATTGTTCTACAACGAAACCTTTTAGAAGGCTTGCATTTTCACGCATCGCAACTGCATACTTTGCCTTTGCTTCTGCTAGCTGTTTGCGATCTTCTGCAAACTCTGCAATCTCTTCCTGAAGACGCTCGGAGAGCATAGCATCAATGGCTTCTACCATTGTCTGCTTGTCATGCTCGTACTTGGTAGCAAATTCTTCACGTAGGTCGGCAGTTGCCGCGCGACGATTTTCTACTACCTTGCTTTCCCAAGCTTCTTCAATCTGTGCCCTGATCTCTTGCGAAACAACATCATTTTCAAAGAGTGCTTTCAGTGCATCTATCATACCATTCTCCTAGTTTATTGGAGTTTGCTGATTATATTAATCAGCGATTCCTTTAGATACTTTTGTGCCTTGTCGTCGTGTTTTGTTGCCTGTGCTAGTTCATATGCCTTGTATCCACCGCGGGCATTCATTAGATGCTCGTAGATTGGTGTTGGGTAAGCACCGGGGGCGCTGGGCTGAGCCACAACGTCCACAGTAATAATTTCAAAATCAGACACAGTGTTCGAACCGTCTTCTGATACATTTCCGCTACCTCTCGATGAGACACCTAGTTTAACTCCTGCTTCAAGCATTGTTTTAACCAGTTGTCCCATCGGGGTAGGAAGTATTTTTAGTTTTCCGTAACCATTTGGACCATCCATCCACATTTCATTAATCATGTGGCTAACTCTGTCCAAGTTGATATTAAGGCCTTCTGGATGATCCACTTCACCGAGAACACTATATCCTCCTGCACATTGATCATTGAGAGTTTTGACAGCCCTGCCTATTTCATTCACAGGATACACTCGCTGATTAGCGTTGCGAACACCGCCTTGAATGCAAATGCCTTTCATGTAAAGGTCCTTGCCTTCGTTTGCGTTTTCGACAACTATCTTAGCTTGGTCGAATGTCAAATGCTCTCGTAAGTTTCTCATTCAAACTTCCTTAATCTTGTCTTACTTTGCTCTTTTCGGAGCGCCGTTTAACATACTGCTGGCTGATTTGTCAGCAGTCTCTGGCTTGCCCTTTTTCTCAGCGCCGTGGCCAGGTTGGTTTGACATTTTTGTCGCCCCTTTTGCACCAACAACGTTTACGTTCTTGGTATTCATATCCTTTGGGTTCTGAGCATTTAGTGCTGAACCTTTTAAGTTACCTTTGTTGGCTTCTACGCCTGCTTCTGTACCGCTTTTTGCGATGTTAGCAGTTGTTCCGCCCATATCATTTTTGCCTGCAACTGAGCTCTTAGTGTTTACTCCGTTGTCGCCACCGATCTTTGCGCCAAGTCCGCCGCCGCTGATCTTTTCTACGTATTCACGCATTTCTTCACCAGCAGTTTTCTTTACTTTCTTGTCGTCTTTCTTATCGGCTTTTTTAGCTTCAAACGCATATGACTCTTTTTCTTCTTCGTCTTCTTCGTCTTCTTCGTCGCCCATGTCCATATCGTCGTCTTCTTCGTCGCCCATGTCGTCGCCGTCCATGTCGTCGCTATCGCCGCCGCCCATAAGCTTTTCGAATTCTGCTTTTAGATCTTCCAGGGCGTCTTCTAGGTCTTCGATGCGATCTTCTGTATCGCCTTCACCACCCATGTCCATGTCGTCGCCTTCTTCGTCATCATCCATACCAAGATCGGCCATCATGTCGTCAGTTGCGTCGCGGCGCATCATGTCGTCGTCTGCTTCGACTTCAAACTCGTCTAGATCAAAACCTTCGTCTAGATCATCGTCTGACTCATCGTCTTCGTCGTCTGACTCGTCTAGGTCATCGTCTGACTCATCGACTTCTTCGTCATCTGACTCGTCTACTTCTTCGTCTTCATCTTCTAGAAGTGACTCATAAATATCTCTTGACTTTTCTACTACGATTTCGTGGAAAAGTTCTTCTGCTGCGTCTTTATCTTCGTTGATAAGAAGCTCTAGCATTTTTTCAAATTTGCTTAGGTCTGCCATTTCAAACTCCTGTAAATGTTATCGCACTTATTCAGTGCAAGGCTGTCATATTATATTTACTATTTATATGAAAAAATGCGTAGAAACAGGCTCAAAGCAGCCTGTTTTATCTACGCATCACAAGATTCCAAAGATTTTCTTAAATTCATCCATGGAAATATGGGTTAAGTTCGATAGTTTACTCAATTCGTTAGGGACAAAAACGTTTTCTCCCAGCACTCTTATATATCTCTTTTTTGAAAATTTTTGTATAGTGATCGTTGTTTGCTTTAACCAATTGCCGTGATACGTGGCTCTTTCGTTACTGCGTTTGTAATTAAAAGAGTCTGCGTATACATTGTTTACCAGTTCGCTGTTGGTGCCTAGACCTTTGTAGTCAAAACCTAAAATATAAATTTCATCGTTTCCGTGATCGCTGGCTAGATGTAATGCTGTAGGTCCTGAGCTCCATCCTTTGCTGGGACTGAAAAAATTAAAATTAGTTAATTTTGAGAATGCCTTGTTTGGATTTGTCCAAACTGCGCAACGCTGCTGAACTGACTCCTTGTTTAATTCAATTACCATTTTTGTATCAACTGCCACAAGATAGTCAGGAAGATAATCTCTGTAGATGGCATTGCATCCGTACACAGTTCCGTTTTGTTTTAATTTGGATAAGTCTAGATCTTTGCGGCTAGTGCCGTTACCAAGTACAAATGCTACTTTTTTCAAACATTAAACTCCGCCAGATTCTGCATTAGCAGCTATACCATACATCTGCTTGACAAAATCAAGCTCTTTGCGTTTTTCTTCTGTATGTAGTTCACTGGCTTTGCGTATGCGACTGATCTGGCGAAGTGTTAGTCTTGTTTTGCGAGTATCATCTTTTTTCATAGGACTTTGGTCGTAGTCAGCGTCGTAGCGTTTGTCATCTACGGTCTCAACAGTTTCTCTATCAAAATAAAATAATTCACGTAATATCATACTATTATTTATACCGTTTGGTCAGTTGTTGGGGCTGCGCCCAGATCTTGACCAGTTGCTGTTTCGGGGCCTGCGCCTTCTCCGCCGTCTACTGGAGGTAATTCTTCACCAGTTTCATCTTCAAGGCCGCCTAGGTCGGAACCAATGCCAGCGGCGCTGATGCCAGCATCTCTCATTTCAGCACTAGCATCACCTGGTAGCGGCTCTAATACATCATCGTTTTCTTCTTTCCATAGGCGTTCATTCTCTGCAATTTCTTCTTCAGTCATACCAAGGAAGCGTTTCATAGCAAAACGATTTGACACATAAGGTATTGCACTCATCTGTGTATAAGTTGGAACACGAGCATTGTCGATTTCGCTTTGACGATATGCTGCAAAGTTTTGCGGCGGTTGGAATTTGAGATCAAACATTGACGTATCAATGTTGATTCCTTTTTCCAACATATATCTTTTAAATTCTGTGTCGAATTCTTCAACTACTAGATTTTGCAAACGTTCACAATAGGTATTGAAGCGAAGTTCTTGTATGTAGGCTGTGCCCACACGTCCATCATTATATTGTGCAGATGAATCATCTGCTCCAGTTGGAAGGTACGAACTTGGGATACGTAATCCGCGTACCAGCTTATTAGTGAAGTATCGTAGATCATCAATCTCTCCTAGGTTAGTACCGCCTGGCAGTGTTTCAACTTTTGATCCACGACCTTCTGCTGTCTGCGGGAAGAAGTAGTCTTCATTTATTGAATTTTTAACAAAGATACCACTTTCAATAGCAAACGTGTGATAGTTGTGCCATTTTTCAGTGCCGTCTATAGTAATAGTTCCTGTATCTCGATTAGACACTACTTCTATTTTTACTACTTTGTGGTTAAACTGATCGATTTCTTTTACAAACTGTTTCCAGTTAGTGTATCCGTTTTTCTTAAGAAGTCCATTTAGTTTACTATAACCAAATCGCGTAAAGTCAATCTTACACTGAGCGTTCTTATAATCAAGAGCAACTGAATTTTCTTTCTTTAACAGATCTAATAACTCTTTGTTATTGTCACAAAGATTAATTACAGTGTTCTTATTTGTTGACTGAGTCTTAACTATCTCCACTACTATCTGTAACATTTCAAATGTCAAATGTAACGATTGATTTTTTATTTTAACTCTAGATTCCAAGTTTTTTACCACTTGTTGCATCGCAGCTAGATTACTATTAAGGTGGTCACTTCTAGATTTGCCAGCGTTCTTTTTATAACTGACCATAGTCGCAGGATCATTCTGTCTCATCCACACTGCTCTCTGTTGTGCTGACCTAATATTGTAAAGAGCTGATTGTCTTTCTACAATAGTCATATTCTTCCAATGTGTTTTTAACGTATTAGAAATTTTTCCCGTAACTAACTGGAATTCTTCTTCTGATAAATTAGACCAGTAATCTGATTTATTTGCAGCATGGTACTGTATGTGATCAGCTTTATTCATATATTGAAGATTACGTGGATCGTTATTAAAGCGATTATAATCTCGATGATGTATTACTGCTTTAGACTTTCCTGCATTTTGTTCAAGGTATGTAAATTCCTGATGTTTGCTCAAGTTTCTAAAAAACTCGCCTACAACTCGATGAGTCCACTGCCATTCCTTCTTGCTATGATCCCAAACTTGCTCATAGTCATTAGATTTAGACGATATCTTTTTGTTTCTTTTATTAAAAGATATTAGACTATCAGTTTCGACAATGTCCTTGGCCTCTACCATACCTTTTCCAAATACTGGTATCTTGTGGTCTGGAGTACAAACTAAAGTTTCGCCATTATCAAATGTTAATTGAATAGTTTGTGTATTTCTACGAGTAATACCAGCCCAGTTAATTACCCCTGGCGCTATTTTGCCAGTCACAGGATCACAACTGTATGCCCAGTTTTCTTTTCCTTGCTTAAACTCTGCAATTAACTCAGTTAGTGCTAATGTTCTTCCATCAAGTAGAGGAATCCTTGTAGATAAATCCAAACAGAGAGGATTATAGCTTGAGTCAATAACATTCGCACCGCCGCCGCTGGAACTTGGAATACGTCTTTGATGGATTTCAGTTTTAACACGTTCAACAAATGCCATAGCAAGGTGACTGGGCATGTTGCCCACGTCAACGTAGAACACTCTGCGTTCAGGAGCACGTTGAACACGGTAGATAATAATCGCATCTTCTAGTAATTCTTTTTGTTTGTACACTTTGAAAATAGTTTCTAACAAACTGTTGCCAAAAGGAAAGTTGTTGTCTAAGCCTTCACTTAGACTTAGATGAATCACATGTTTAGCATCAATTGCCCATTCGTTCTGATCAGTTTGGAAACGACTGCCGCTAGTTGACTGTTGCGGTTGTCCTACCATACCTCTAGCATTGCCCACAGGCTGATACTGTGTTCCAGCAGTGCCGCCGATGATGCCGCCTGTGGCTTGGAATGGAGTAGTTGCTACACCTTCTACAAAGTTGAGATTAATATTTTTAATCATATACTGTTCAGGCAGCTTGCCTTCTGATTCGTTAACAATGATACGAGTAACGTTGGCAGGGTCCACATGGAACCAACGTTTAGTTTCAGGGTCGCGTATAAAGAATTGGTCGCCGAACTTGAAAATATTTCTCAGTATTTTAAATATCTTTGTTTCAAACTGTTGTAGCTTGCACCATTGTTGTAGATACTTTTGAATAATAGTAACTTCACTATTGGTTGCTTTTTGTTTAAAGTCAATAATAAAAGGCGTGCCGTTTTGCGCATTTTTCTGCGTAGTAAATTCCGCAAGAATATCAAGAGCAGCATTTACTTCTGAATCGAGATCCATGGTATTGTACTGACCATAGCGTTCAACTCTGTTTGGAGAACCTATGTAAACATCAGGCAAATAACTTGAATAATTAGAACGTGCAGGGCCTGCTGGGCCGCCACCGTTTCTAAGATTAGTAAACGGTGAATAACTTCCGTTTGGGTTATTTGCTGTTGGTACTGGGGCGAAATGCTTCTTCCAGCTCATGTATCTCTCCTATCAACGAACCGTGCTAACACGACCGTTAGCTATGTTTGAACCTGTTGATCTTGTGTTTCTTTCAATCTGATCAGAATCTTCTGCCATTTCTCGTACAACTGTTAACATCTGACTCATAAGCATATTTAACTGTTTAATTGAATCTAGAGAGCCTTGATTGGCTGTGTTCATAGTGCTGACCAATTGATTTTTAATATCGTTTAAATTTTCTGTAAGTGTAGAAATATTTTCAATTTCTACTTTTGGTGTAGTTTGTGTTGAACTAGATTGACTATCAAAATTTAGGCCAGGCAATTGAGCAGTTCTAGATTTACCCATAGCAGCACCAGTGTTTATACTACTAATCATTTGCCCTAGAGGACTGTCTAGAGGTATTACTGCTTCTGTGCCGTGGAGCATAGCCAGTGTGCCACTCCCAAAGTCTTGAAAGCCTTTGGTACCTTGAGAGAAGGATTCAATCTCTCCAAAGATACCAGTTGCTCGACCAGCATTATAAATTTCTCTAAGCAAATTAAGTTGTTCTTCTGAGGCATTACCTGATGATGCTAATTTAGCAAGCTCTCTTATTTCAATTCCTTCTTCTAGTCCTGTAATTAATCTTCTACCTTGATCAAGAAAAGACCTATTAGATTCTAATTGTGTTCTAAAAATTTCAGAATATTCGGCACCTAAAGATTCATAAAATTTTTCTAATTCTTCTCCAGTAAACCTTGACCCTGTAGTGCCACCGGCTTGACTGCCTCTACTCTGTAATTGCTCAAATACTGCTCGGCCAAAGTTTTCTGCTGCATCTACTGTAGGTGTTCCGGTCTCTTGCGACTGTCTTTCTGCAACTTCTTCACGATCTATACCTAACAGTTTTCTTGCAAGAAAGCTATTAACAAAGGTATCTTGCATTGTGTTTATAAGAATTTGAAACATTGAACTGATGTCATTTCTTAATTGAGCAGATTCTGAACTGTTCCAAAATTCACTAAAGCCAGTTACAAGACCGTTAGTAACTGTGCCGACGCCATTTATCAAGGCTTGTAATACACCGCTGTCATCAAAAAGATCTGCAATGCCATTTCTTAAACTTTGTATTAAGCCGCCTCGACGTATATCTTCACCTGTACCATCAAGTCTAGTGTTTTCTAATTTACCAAAGATTGCATCCCTGAAGAAATTTCCTATGTCATTAACTAGATCAGAAATAGCCTGTTCAGGATCAGCAGCAAACGCATTTATAAAACGTTCAATCTTAGGAACAACGCCTTCGATTTTTTCTCTCATGATGTTAATTGCATTTTGAAATTTTGTACCTTCGCCATCTTGTCCTACAAAATCTCTAAAAGATCCAGCAACGGCTGCAAGGGATGGAGATATAGCTTCTAATAATGGGTTAGTGAGATTTTCTGTTAATGCTTCTCTGGCTTCTCGTAGCCCTTCTCTAAATGCAGCGATTGCATCTAATTCGCTGCCTTGAGGAATCATTTGGTTTCCAGCAGCTTCCATACTAGCTAAAAACTCATCTCTAGCAAATTCAATTGTTCCGTTAGCATTTTCTCTAAGAAACTGTCCTACAAATTCAGCAGTTGTACCAAACTGTTCTGCTACTGTGCTAGCAACTCCTCCTAGGCCTGCGCTGCCTGCTGCTAATAGATTTTCATAACTACCAGCAGCACTAATTTGTGCTTCGAGAAGATCAGCTAGTTGTTCTCTTTGTGATTGAGCAGAAGTAAATGCTTCTTTATCTGCTGCCGACTGTATAGATTGAGCTTCGTTTAGTTGACCGACAAATTGACGAATAACATCTCCTTGTGTTGCTAAAAGAATTGCCTGTTCTTCATTAAGCGGAGGTAGTCCTAAAAATTCTCTTCTCACTGCTTCTACATAATCTTGGCCCATTGTAGCTGCATTACTTAAAACCTGTTGTATACCTGCTTGTTGATCTTCTGTTAATCTCGCCATACGCATCTGAAACGCCATGCCTTGTTGAGCTGCTGCAATTTCGTCGCGCTGTTGTTTTATGTCTTTACCAGTTAACTTTGACAGTGTTAACATATTTTTTGTTAGACTTTCAACTGCGGCGGCTTGGTTGTTTCTATCTATTTGATCTTGTCTAACACCTGCTCTTGTTACATATTGAAAGAATGCTAATTGTTCATTTAATTCTTCAGCTGTAAGTCCCATTGCTGTAAACTGCTGCCTTACATCAGAACCTAATGCTTCGCTCAGAGATCTAGTTGCTCTAATACCTTGATCAACTGTGCCGCCGAACGCTGCTAGTCTTGTACTGTTCTGTGTAACAAAACCGCTTAATTCACCAAAGCTTAATCTTAATTCTCTTGAACTGTTTCGCAATTCGCCGAGGTCATAACCAAAACTAGCACCACTGGTTGCCATACTTTGAAAGGCATCAAACGAATCGTCTATGATATCTGTAAATTTGCTTAGTACACTACCAAACACTGGAATGCTTTGAACTAATCCACTGAGAGATTCATCGCCTGACATCACAGTTTGTGCAAATTGTGTTACACTAGATGTTAATAGGCCTATACCGCCTGCTACGAGATTAGTTATTCCTCCCAACAAACTTCCCATTGCTCTAGTAGATGATCTCAGGGCACTGGTGTATTCTTTCTGAGCTTCGATTTTTTCTTCTATTGCTTTGATATCTTCTTGTAGAGTACGAGTATGAAGACGTTGAACTTTGGCAGCTTCTTTTTTTGGATCTCTACCAGTAGTAACTGCTAGTTTTTCTATTGCTCGTGTAAGGCCAGCAAGAGTTGCTTCACTAGCAACTCCGCCTTCCCCGCCTACATTACTAATTTCTACTTGATCAGCCAAAGTTAAAAATCCTAGTTAACTGCGTACATAAATAACTTAGATACATACATTACAGTATATTTATCAGGAGCAACACATGCAGAACGTACAGTCAGGAACACCTAATCCTTTAAAAAAATATTTTAGGCAACCTAAAATCTATGTATCATTGCCCAGCAGAGGCAATTTTTATCCGTTAAACAGTTTAGAAGAAACTGAAACTGGACAACTTCCTGTCTTTCCAATGACAGCAAGAGATGAAATTACTATGAAAACTCCTGATGCTCTTGTTAATGGACAGGCCACAGTGGAAGTTATACACAGTTGTATTCCTAATATCAAAAATGCCTGGGACGTTCCTATTATTGATTTAGATATTATACTGATTGCTCTACGCATAGCCAGTTATGGTGAAACTATGGATGTTAACATCAAAACTCCAGTTACTGGCGAAGAAAAAACATATAGTCTAAATTTAGTCAACATGCTAAATGAATTAAGTTCTATAGAATACAACAATAAAATAGAACTAGATGATATGACTGTGTACATACGTCCACTCAGTTATAGAGATTTTACTAAAACTAGTCTTAAAGCATTTGAAGAACAAAAGATCTTTAAGTTGCTCAACAACGATAAAGTTACAGACGAAGAAAAATTAGTTAAATTTAACGAAAGTTTTAAAAAGCTAACCGACATCACAGTAACAACACTTGAAAAAAGTATTATGCGTATCGAGCTAGATGATGTTTCAGTTACTGATCCTAATCATATAAAAGAATTTATTGACAACGCAGATAAAACATTTTATCGTCGTGTTGTTGATCATGTTGAAAGTGAAAAAGCAAAATTTGCTATTAAGCCATTAACAGTAACCGCTACTGAAGAAGAAATCGAAAAAGGTGTTCCTGCGACTTTTGAAGTACCAGTAACTTTTGATCAATCAAATTTTTTCGCATGAGGATCTTAAGCCTGTCTTATAACCAAATTTTAGAAGAAGTTAAGATCCTAGATAACGAAGTAAAACAAATAAAAGATACAGTTTTAAAAATGGCATGGTACATGCGTGGTGCTGTACCAATTGACGATGCGTTTGCTATGTGTGTCGAAGATAGAGAAATTGTGTCTAAAATAATAGAAGAAAATCTAGAAACCACAAAGAAAAGCGGACTGCCTTTCTTCTAATTATGCAGCCGGTGGCGTACTTCTTCCTCTACCCAATGGTATCGGAGGTACTTTAGTAGCCGGCAATCCTTTTTGTAACTGCTGTATTAGTCTTCTCTTTTCTTTGGCAGACAACTTCATTGCTGAAGTTTTAGTCTGAGTATATGTAGAACTAGCGGGTGCTGCGGGGGCTGAACTTGGTTGTGCTGATGCTGCTGGAGAAGCAGGTGTTGATTTATTTAAACTTGTAGTTTGTTGAACCTTCTGTTTAAAAATATTTTCTATTCTTTTTTGATTCATTGGCTGAGTTGTATCAACGTCACTAGTGTCAACTCCCTTGCTTTTTAAAAATGCTATTACATCTTGAGTGTCTGCTTGATTGAAATTCTTTTTGCCCTGTGTGCCAAGGTATCTAGCAAATTCATTTCCTAATTGTTTTATTGCAGTCGAAGAAACTTGTTTTCCAGTTTTAAATGCACGACGTCTTTCTCTTCCACTAGGTGTCAGTAGATCTAAAGGACCTTCATTCAGATCATCACGCTTTGTCTCATATATTCTCATCAAGAATCTCCATTAGCACTATGTTATCTATTATTTATTATCTACACAGCTCGAATATCTACTTCGTAGATATTAGTTTTCGCTAACGCTCAAACTACTTTTATTTCTTATCGATTAATAAGAAGTTATTAACTGAACATAGTGAAGTAATAGTTTCATGTAGATCGTTTCAGTCAGACGGAACCTGTTACGGTTCCGTCTAATCTCAAAAATGCTTCATGTGAGTCATGTCCGCAGCCGAGACTTGGAAATAGGTATTTTCTGCTACACAATGGGCTCTGACCTTTCCCAACCTACGTCGACTTCGAAATATAGTGCATAAACTATAAAACGGATTTATAGCGTATGCACTATATTCTTATCCCCCGCTTCGTTCCAATGCTAAAGGGTTTTTATGTGTAATGTGCAGTGTTTCGATTGACAGCAATCAATCTACGTCAACCTATGAGCCCAATTTGTTTGATGGCTTCCACACTCTGGTGTGTTGATCAACGTATTGCGTGTTCGGGGTTCAAGCCGACTTTTCCACAGCGGTATTATAAACTGGCCCGCCAACCTTATGTGCTGTATTATTTTTGGTTTTTAAGAGATTCTATAAGAGCCTTGGATCCGCCTACACGAACGTTAATAATGCCGTTGTAATATTCGTCTGTCTCTAGTACACGCCTGTCAAATTGTTCTTTGGCCTCTAAATAACTTAGTTCAGATCTAGTTGTACACCAAAAGAGTACTTCTCTAGTAAAATTCTCTGCACCTAAAGCTGCAACGTCTGCCTTGAGATTGTCAGAACTACTCCAGTAGTCACGCCAATCACTTTCTACAGTGTATTTTCTACGATTCTTTTTGCCTTTGAGTGGTGGTTTAGATTTTTTAAACTGAGCAAGTTTTTTGCCTATGTATTTTTTGTTGTTGGTGACATTTGTTATCAAGTAAACAAAGCCTATTGAGCCTTCTGGTATTTCTTCTATAACCGTTCCTTGATAAGTCCAATACATAAACTTATATACCGATTATTTTTCATTCTTGTCTGCCTTTTGGCTGCGCCTGTTGTTTGGATTTTGCCTATTGGGTTTTTCTTCTATGTAAATCTTTTTTGTTTCGTTGTATCTTTCTTTGACTAAGAGCCTTAATGCCTTTAAACTTCTTCTAATGTTGCTGTAGTTGCGCACACTGGGCGCTATTTCAAACGCTTGGTGTGCTTTGAAGTATTCTAAATACTCTCTTACTAATTTTTCGTGCGGATCGTCCATGTTACTGTATCACATCAATGTCGTTAGCGTATGATTTACAATTTTGTCCGTGCCATCTTTTGTAATTCGTAAGCATTGTAGTTTTTCCACAAAACTCGCAAGTTTTCTGTCCGTTTATTCGTGCTAATTTTTTTCTCTCTATAGTTTCTTGTGATTGCTTTCTGCCTTTAAGTTTTTCGCCTATTCTTTTCATTAGCTCAGGATCTCTAGATTTTCCTAACTTATTTTGTCTAATTTTTTCTTTTGTAGAATCACTTCTCTTTTTTCCAGTAATTTCATTCTTACGCTTTTCTCGCATAACAGAAGCATATTCGTCTCCAAAGATTTCTTCATATGACTTTCCTTTTTTTGCTTCTGACATTTTTTTCTTAGTTTCTTCGCTGTGATTTTTTCCAAAAAAAGGATTGTTTTCTTTGCTCATTCTTTTAGATTGCGCAATTGAATGTTTGATTCTTGCCTCTTCATAGTCTTTTTCTGTAAATGTGTACTCTCTTTGCTGCGAACGACTTTGTTTATTCATCATTCTCCATAAAGCGCTCCACATCTTCTGATTGTCGACTCCTGTTGTAAATTTAACTAATAACTTGTGACACAAAAAATGATCTTCAGCACTAAGGCACACAACGTTGTCTCTTTTATTAGATCCATTCAGTGATTTAGGAATGATATGATGTCTTTCACAATATTGAGATTTTGGATCTAGTACTTTGTTATTTTTTATAATATCATAATATTCTTTTAAATAATTATTTTGCGTAAACATTATATCTCCTTTAGAATTTACTTAGTATTTATACGATACTAGTAATATCTAAATCTGATTCGTATGAGGTGAAGCCATTCTCTTTAATAACTTTGAGCACATTGTTTACTCTGCCGATCAATTCGTCCTTGTGACTGATCAAATAGATATTTTTGTTTCTTTCACGTCCCATCTTCTTGAGAACCGCAAGACTATTCTCAACGCCAGCAGTGTCCATGCCCGAATCAATAAGTTCGTCGATGAACAATAAGTTGATGCCTTGATAGAGACTTTCCCAAACGTCACGGAAAGCAAAACTTAGACCGAGTATTAGTCTGTTTCGTTCACCCCTACTCAAGTTATCAAAGTCAAGATCTTGTCCCAACTGTGTGATCTCAACGTTCAAATCGTTTTGGAACGCAACCTGATGAGGAAGTCCTAGCCTATCAAGATAGTATGTGAGTCTGTTGTTGAGATAGGCTAGATTCTGATCGATGATCTTCTTTCTAATAAAACTGTCTTTGTTTGTAAGCAACTTTAACAGAAATTCTTGATGTTCTCTAAAGCTGGTGAGATCATTTACCATGTCCCAACGTATTTCCTGTATAGCAGTGGTTTTGAGATCATCTATCTGAGCAAGGTAAGGATCATCTTCTTCAATTTTTGAATTCAATGATTGTTTCAATCCGTCTACGTTGCTTCTATGATCATACGCAGCTTTGGCAGTGTCATAGAAAGTGCTGGGCTTATAATTGATTTCGCCAATTTCTGATAGACCTTTCATCACATCTTTAAGCTTTGTATCTACTTCTGATTGATACAACATTGCATCTTCTAGCTCTTTGGTCTTTTTAGCAAGTATCTCGGCTTTCTTGGTCTCATGAAGTTCTTGACCACATGCATAACACATAGCATCGTCAAGTTCTTTGATGTCCTTTTCAGCCTTCTTAACCGAACTGTCTGCTCTCAACAGTGCAGTTTCAAGAGTCGACCGTTCTTTGTTCAGTGCTGTACTAGCATTGTTGAGATCGTTCCAGTTTTGCAGTAGTTCATGTGCTTCCAGCTCTTTATCAATGTCTAGTTCTTCTAATTGGGCAATGGCACTTTCTAATTTTGCAATGTCCTGCTTCTTTTTCGATTGCCAAGCACGTTGTCTACCAATCAACTGTTCAATACCAGCTTCGATCTTGATGTTGGCAGTGCGAATCGCATCAATCTTCAGTGTTTCTTCTGTGATTGCGTCTTTGGTTATACGAACCTGCTCTTTGAGAGCATCTGCCTTCTCAGTTAGCAGTGTAATACCCAGCAGTTGTTCGATAATAGCACGTTGATCGTTGGCTCTCATGCTCAAGAACGGCTCTGAATAGGTGTTCAGTGCTACAATGTGCTTGAACATGTCATGACTCATACCCAACAGTGTGCTGATGGTCTCTTGAGTCTGTCTACTATCGCCTTGACTCTCGTCAGTCAGATGTTGTTCTTGGTCATTCACATAGAACTTTAGCACATTGGGCGAACGTCCCCGCTCAATCCTGTAATCCTGCCCATCCTTTTCAAAATGGAGTGTGACCAACATGCCTTTGTTGTTGATCTTGTTGATTAGGTTGTTGCGTTTGATGTTGGTAAGTGCTTGACCATACAGAGCATAGCTGAGTGCGTTGATTATTGTGGTGTTATGAGAAAGTATTCCGTTTGTATAAAATCTATGATCATTACTGTCTACAGTTAAATCAAACATGTTTTCGGTGTACGACTTTTTTACAATACTGGTAACTAATTCGACCCCGTCTACAGTTAAAATTGTAGATTGATTTTCAATTAAGTCCTTTACAAAAACTTCATTGAATTCTCCGTTAAAAAGAATATGAGTATCTGCACACCTTAAGAACTTACCAGAAGATGTTTTGATTATCCATACATTATATGGAATAGTTTTATGTATCGATGTTATTAGCTGCCAACCAGTATCAGTCTCAATTTCCAAGTCTGATAAGTCTATGCTATTAACAAATTTTCTCTTCACTGTGTTAGAAATTGTATGCATTTTTTTAATACTTCCTCTTTATTTTCTTTAAAATCACTTTCCCAAACAACCATAACTACGTAGCCTTGAGTTTGAGCATATTCGATTTTTTTAATATCACTGGTCCATTTATCAGATGCTTTTATCTTAGTTCTAGGATTTATATAATCTTCTGTATACATCTTTGGATTACAATGCCAAAAGTTGCCGTTATATTCGATAATCTTTTTATCAACTACAATATCATAAACATACTGTTTTTTGTTGTTAACAGATAACGAATACTGCGGATAAACAATTAAATTTTTATTAGCTTTTTTAATTTCATTAATTATTTCTTTTTCTGCTTTTGATACAGTAATTCCTTTTGATAGTTTAAGTCTATTAATTCTGGCCTTTTCTTCGTCAGATTTTACGCTTAATCTAGCTTGCCATCGATCTTGTCTTTCTTGCCAAATCTTTAACCCTTTTTCTTTTCCGTATTTTTCTATGCATATTTCTTTAGAAAAATGCTTTTGTGATTCAGAAACTAATTTTTTGGCATCTTCTTCAGAATAATCTCGAGCGGTATAATAGTCAACGCATCGTTTTGATGCAACATGTCGCACTGTTGAGTTAGCAGATTGACTAGCTCCTTTTTTATTATTGTCGCTCTTTGTTTGTTCTGCTAGATGCATAGCTTCAACTTCGTTATATCCTTTTTTAACCCAGTATTCTTTTCGAATAGGACGCCGACAATTACGTTCAAAATCTGCTTCTTCGATAGTATAAGGTTTATTAGTATATGGATTAATTTTTTCTAACCAAAATTCCTTGCTATATACACTTTTAACATTTTTTTGTTTATTCTCTTTTGACTTTACGTAAGATTCATTTTCGCTCCAGCCGCGTAAACTCCAGTATTGGGTTGTGTGACGAGCATGTTTAGAAGTTAATCCTAACTTATTTCTGATATATTGCTCAATCTTTTTTTTATTATTAATAATACCTAAAGATAAAATTTCGTAGAGAATTAATTCTCTACGATCAGGTTTTAAGTTTTTAATAACATTATCCAAAATATTAATACAATTATCTTTTAGATTGTTGTCCCATCGCGGCATTGTATAAATCTCCTACAGTTGTTTCGTAAATTTCACCAGTTTTAGTGTTTTTTACCTTTACAATAGTATTTATACAAACACACTTACCAGTACCATTGCGTGAACCAGTGTCATCACCACCCTGGTCTAGGTTCTCCCCCAGCACCAAAGTCAGTTGTTCCCTGTTAAAGTTAACAGCCTGGGTCTGATTGCCCACACTCATAAAGTTCTTTACAGTTAAATCTTTGATTTTAATTGCCATTGGTTATTCTAATCCACTATAAATGTCTAAAAGCAGTTTTTTGTTATACGACTCTGTGTCTAGAGCAGCAATTTCGTTGGCTACGATCTGATCCACGCTTTCGAACTGAGCAATATCCAGATCAGTATTGATCTCATTGATCTGTTTTTGCGGAATTAGTGTAATTTCTCTACAACCATACTGTTGAATGAACATTTCTTTAACAAAGCTGGCCTCTTCAAAGCTGGTAGGCAGATCCAGTTCTACCCGCAGATACATTTTACTTTTGATCATGGTAGACTGTTCATCTATCAGCCGGCTCAGTTTTACTGTTCTATACTTTGGACAGTCTTCCCAGTTGATATATTCAGGTTCTAGATCGTTGGCTCTGTCCAGGATCATCATACCTCGACGATCATCCCAAGCATCAGAATAGTTGTGTGGAAACGCATTGCCCATATAGTGTACATTACCCTGTTTCTGACGAGCATGGAAGTGACCACTGAACACATACTTGGGTTTTGCCAACTGTTCAACTGTGAGTTCACCGTGGTCTGGCATACGAACCATGGCATTCATTAAGAACGTAGGCAGTTCGAAGTGTCCAAACATGTATTTGCACTCTAACTTCTTTACACGCTTCCATTCATCACCTACCAACCAAGGCACCAGTGCTACATCGTCGATCACCTTGATCTCATCTACCACTGTGATGCCTGGAATGTGCTTGGCCCACTCAGTGCTTTTGATATCACGCTTGTCTTTGTAGTAAAGATCATGATTGCCTGCGAACATGTAGAACTTGTCAAAGGCTTTGCCAAGTTTTTCTAGGCTTCTGATACCAGCATCCATGGTTGTGAGGTTAAGACTGTTGCGATTGTGATTCCAATCACCACAAAAAATACCAACCTCACAACCATTTGCTTGCGCAGTCTCAATATACCAGTCTACAAAATCTTCGCAATCTTGATTGTGTACTTTACTGTTGCTTTTATTGCCAAAATGTATGTCGGTGAATACCGCTGCTTTGTTAAACAAATTTAAACTCCGTAGTTTTGTTAAGTATATGATATCGTTGGACAAAAGTCAACTGTTATTTGTCTGAAAATCCAGTAGCACCAGCTGACTCATTGCGTTTAACACTGGCTTCCCATTCACCTTCATGTAGTCTGGTGTAACTAGGGTTAAGATCATTCATCTCCAGAATGTCATCTCTAATGTTTTGGTTACGCTTTTCTATATTGATCACTCGAACAAAGCTGTTCGTGACCGCAGCGGTATAGTATGCGAACGGATTGTTTGACTTGGCTTCATCAAACTGTAGGCCAATCTGTGATAACTGTAGTATGGCCTGACCCTTCATCTCATCGTTGTAGGTATAGCCACGAACGTTGCCACGAGTAGCATATCGATCCACCAACTTCATCCACATCATAGCAAGTTTGTTGGTTGCTCTTCCGTGGTCTTTTGAAAAACATCCGTTTTCCATACCACCAGCCCAATGACTCTTGCCTACACAGACTAATTCGCCTGCGTCGTTGTATTTCCAATGCTGAAAGGGCGGAAAGTTCAGTTTGGTCTTACCGTCTGCAACCGTTTTTGGATTCTTCTTACGACCAGGCTCGTCGGGTACATGATCAAACGTCATAATTCTAAAAATTACGTCTGTCTTTTCTATAGTTTTATAATCAATCTCGCATTCAGACAGTTTGATCTTTTCGCCTGCTGTTGCTCTGGTCTCATAATTTTCTAATGCCATTCGTTTCGCACGATTTCGTTTTGCTTCTGCTACTGTGCGAATGTTAATCTTATTAACATCAAGTAGAATAATATCGTATTGATGATATTCTTTGTCAACATAACTGTTAAACGTATTTTTAGATCTGTGTATTTCTGATAAAATGTCTCTATTGTTTAGATAATTTCTTTTTCTCACTTGTTCCTCCAGGAGTTTACTTATTTATTATAATATACGCAGTTAATTTTGTCAACTAAATACTGCTGGAGATCAATAGGTTATGTCAATATTCAGCGGGTTTAACAGACTTAATAACAGCATCGGAAATGCGTTTGGAAACATACGACAGGTAAGCCAAACCATTAACGGATTCACTGCTAATATAAATCGCAGTGCTAGTCAATTTCAAACATTGGTCAGTACTAATCCTCTCGGAAGAGCAGCAAATGAAATCAGTGACACTGTTAGAAATGTAAGAAACACGCTGGGTGTGGTTGACAATCTAATCAACGGCGGCAGAGGCGGCATTGGAAATATCGGTACTTCTATAAGAATGATAGGCAACGTAGCACAGAATGTAGGATTCAACGCTGCTCCGCAGAGTAGAAACATCAGTCGTGCTATTATCAGTTCAAATATTTCAACAGCCGATGCTAGCGATTGGCGTGTAAGTCTAAGTGTACCGCAGATACTTATGGACACCGGCGGCGAGGTGCTGAGTGTATTAGGCAGTACTGGTAATAGAATGATATTTCCCTTTACACCAACAATACTACTCAGTCACACTGCTAATTATTCACAGGTTCATCCTACACATACAAACTATGTTTATCATGCCTACGAAAACAGTCAAGTTGACAATATCACAGTGACTGGAGAATTTATACAAGAAAATGAAGCTGACGCATTATACTGGCTAGCTTGTTTACACTATCTAAGAACCATGACCAAAATGTTTTATGGATCCAGTAGTAGTTCGTTGGGAAATCCACCACTTATAGCAAGACTAAATGGCTACGGAACTTATGTTCTCAATAATATTCCAGTATTGATCACAAACTTTACCACAGACCTTCCGCAAGACGTAGATTATATTCCTTGTACTGTAGAAGAAAACGGTAAAGTAAATTATGTTCCTACCCAGTGTGTGTTCACAGTTACCTGTGCTCCAAACTATGCTCGACGCAGTCAGTCTAGATTTAGCCTACAAGACTTTGCAGCAGGTAGACACGTTAACGGACCGGAAGGATTTGTATAATGGCTAATAAAAATCTAGGAGCATACGCAAACACACCTATCAATCCGTCAGGATATTTAGATATTCTAAAACCAAGATCTGTTCCAGTAGCAGGTAATGATGTTTTATATGAAATAACTCCCAGCTATACTCGTAGACCAGATCTACTAGCATATGACCTTTACGGTAAAAAAGAACTTTGGTGGGTATTTGCTCAGAGAAATCCAGATATTATAAAAGACCCAATCTATGATTTTGTAGCAGGAACAAAGATCTATCTACCTCAGGGTAATAATTTAAAGAAAACATTAGGTTACTGATATGGCATTGAAATTTGGAAGCATATCTACATCAATTAATAAAGTAAATAGACAATTAAATTCTAGTTTGTCAAATATACAATCCTTGACTGGTGCTGTTAATCAAGGTGCTGCACAAAGCCAAATTGGTTCTGTTAATATCAATGCCAGAGAAATAACCAACGGATTTCAAAGTATAGGCTCTGCTGCTAACAATTTTTCAAGCATAACTAATCAAATATCAAGTCTTTCAGGACTAGGAAGTGTAAACGTAAATCAATTGTTATCCTCAGGCCAAGGATCAGCAGTTGGACAACTGGGTCAAATTGGACAGATAGGATCTGTAGTATCTAATTTTACAAACACAATAAGTGGAATCACTGGGGCTGTGACCAGTCTTACTTCTGGCACAACATTTGGACAACTGAGTTCACTGATAGGAAACTTTGACCTTGAACAATTTTCTACAAATATTATAAATGTAATACCTAGAAGTTTGTCTGAACTAGCATTTGCTGTGGGTGGAGATTTTGATACTCTTAGACAGGAAATCGAAGAAATAGGTGATACTTCAAATCTAGAAGATTTTGTAGATGATACATTTTCTGCTCTTAGAAATTTAATAAGAGGAGTAGGAGTAGCTGCCGACAAAAGCGCCAGCCGTAGCAAAATACCAAACCCTTTGAGAAATCATAACAGTTTCAATTATATTCTCACATTAGGTGTTTTAAGTGCTAGCGAATACAATCGACCTGAATTATACAGAAGTAACGGATTTAACAAATACATAATTCGTTCAGGTGGCGGACAATACAGCAACCGTTATCAAGTATTAGACGAAGCAGCAGGCAATTCATTTACTGCTTTTGGAGTCCCTATTAGAGATCATGCGGAATATTTCATAGACGATTTAGAAATAGATGCTGTGATCGTTCCTAACTCAAACACAGGTTTGGCTATGGGAACTACTATTAGATTCAAAGTAACAGAACCCTACAGCATGGGTAATTTTGTTCAAGCAATCATAGGATCTGCTACAGAACAAGGGTATGACAATGTTATAGGTGTACCATTCTGTTTGAGAATAGACTTTGCAGGATGGAACGAAGACGGTGAAACAGATGCTAATTTTGTTACAGCACCTATTTTTATTCCGATTAATATAATCAATATGGAATTCAATGTTAGTGGCCAAGGCAGTGTCTACGATGTAGAAGCAGTTGCATATAGTGAAACTGGACTGGGTGACTCTGTCAATAAAAGTATGACCACTATAAATGCTGTGGGCAGAACAGTTCACGAAGTTCTAAACGGAGAAGTTAATTCTGTAAGTGCTGCGTTAAACGATAGAATAGCCAATCTTGAAGACAACGATGTTTTGTCTACAGGTGATAGATACATCATTGCTTTTCCGCAAAAATTAACCGACTATGCTGAAGTAATAGCAGGAACCTACACAAGTCCAGACTCTCTAACAACGCCAGCAGAACAGGTTGCCATATCTCAAGGACTAGCATCAGCACCTGAGGGAGAATTTGACCCAGTAGTAGTGCCGCCCAGTTCGCAACTTTTTGAATTGTTAAACAATTTTGCTAATGATACCAGCAGAATGAATGCTATAGGAAAAAGCCTAATCGACGAAGATAGCGGATCCAGCGGAGATGCTCCTATGGGTGACGGTAGTCAAGTCCGTGACCAAAAAACTGACACTAATAACTCTGCAGATATAACATTATCTCCTAATGAAAAATCTAGAGTACATCAATTTCATCAAAATGATACAATTGTAAATATAATCACCGGTGTCTTACTGTCGAGCGAATATGCTGCTGAAAATGCCACAGCAGACAGCGACGCTAACGGAACTAGAAAATGGTTTAAAATACAAACACAGGTGTATATAGATGAAACAGAAACAAGTATAGATGAAAGAGGCCGCCCTGCTAGAATCTATGTTTACAATGTAATTACCTATTCCCTTGATGAGGCAAAACACTGCGGCCCTAACGAAATACCAAAAAACACTCAAGGGCTCAAAGACAGTGCCGCTAAAGAATACAATTATATCTATACTGGTGTTAACGAAGACGTGCTAGATTTTGATATAAATTTCAATTTGGCATATATAACAACTGCCCTATCAAATTTTGCACAAAATCCCGGTGGTGCCGGAACCTTTGGCAACAAGTCTGTTATAACAGGCAACGATTCGGCACAAGGAACTTCTCTGCTTCCGGCACCGAGACAATCAGAAAGCAGCGAAACAAACACAACAATCGAAGAAGTTACTGAATTCGGACAAAATCCTAACTCTCTTTCTAGGTCAGACAACGTCCAGTTAAGAGTAGCACAGATGTTTCAAAATACTCTACTAAATCAATGGTCAGATCTAATCACAGCAGAAATGCGTATCATAGGTGATCCATTTTTCTTACCACAACAGACTGGAAATTATATTGGTCAATCTGCCGCCGGTAGTCCTAACCTTACCACAGACGGCACAATGAATTATATGCAAAATGAAGTGTTTGTAGTAGTTAATTTTAAAACACCGTTCGATTATCAGATAGAAGGTGCTACTATGGAGTTCCCACAAGTTGTATCTCAGTTTAGTGGATTGTTCAGTTGCTGGGCAGTTACTAATAATTTTTCTAAAGGTCGTTTCGAACAAACAATTAAACTGATAAGACGCAGAGGACAAGACGCCGAATCTACTACCGAAAATACAGGCATACTAGCTATAGATAATTCCGCCAGCATAGTCGAAGGCTTTGCGTCTACTGACGATGCCGCTTTAAGACAGCAGCGTGCCCAAAATATAGCCACAGGTGCTACATTTAATTCTGACGGCACAGTTGCTGGTTCAGGTCAAGCAGCTAGACCTGGATCGAGACTACCACCAGTTGTAAGAGCAGGCGGAGTAACATTTGATCCAAGGACTGGAGTGTTTCCTGGACAAAGTGCAGATTCTGCTTCTAATACAGAAATTTTTGACTTAGATCAATTTCGAAATGATGAAGTTAATAATGTTCTCAATAGTATTGGACGTTCTGGCATTAATTCCCAGCCGCCGATTCCACTAAGAACTGGTAGTGCTGCACCAAGACTAACAAGACCTGGACAAAATACTTCCGGTCAATCTGCAATAGACCAAAGCCGTGCTCAAAAAATTGACAGTCAACAAGGCAATTCTAGTGTTTAATAGGAAAATAATTAATGTCGCAACCATATAAACAGAAAGCCAGTTTGCGTTCTAGCGCACATCAACAAACTAATTATATTAAAGTATAGCTATTGATTAGCGCAAGGTAAAAAAGACAAATGACAGAAATAAGAATTTCAGATAAAGAAATGCAGCTATTATCTTTTGTGGCTAGAGGAGAAGCAACAGCCGGAGTCGATCCTTATACTAGCATAGTCCCTAATTCTTCTAATCCACAGCTTACACAAATAACCCTGGCTGAAGTTGATCGTTTTCAAACACAAAGGATAGCAGCTAACCAAGGCTCAGCCGCTGGTCGATATCAATTTATTCGAAAAACATTACGATATACTATAGGATTAATAGGCATTAATACTACAAGAATTAGATTTACACCCGATGTACAGGATGCATTAATAATGTATGTATTAAGAACTAGACAGTCAGATCAATGGCTAGCAGGAACACTATCCACTGATAGATTCATGATTAAACTAGCACAAGAATTTGCTTCGATGCCTGTGCCTTATGCTATGCAAGGACATTTTAGACCGGTGCGTAAAGGTGAAACTTACTATGCTGACTATGTGAAAGATAAAAATGGAGAGTATATACAACCATTAGTAGAATCTCCAAATAATAGGTCAAAAGTCGATATACACTCCAATCTATCCCTCACAGATCCTGACAGGATACAAACAAGAGAACAAGGCACCAACACAATATATCAAGAATTAGAAGATATACTTGCTGCCGAAACTGGAAATATAAGAACTATTTCTTTAGCGCCCGACGGCCCTAACACCGCCGCCCCAGCAGCGGGAACTACTCCAAGAGCGCAAATTGCTGCGCAAGCCGCAGGAGTAGGAGTAGGTGCGTATACAGGAGGAAATGCAGGCTCTAGACCAATACCTTCGACTATTTTACCGGCTGCAACAGGCGCTGTTTATCAGTATAGAACTACAGATCCACTAGATGATAGATATGACTTTAGGACTGGAGAAAAAATAAAAGATCTAGGCATACACGGAACTGGACCAGCCTCAGCATCACCTGTAATAAATGGCAATATTGGATTGGCTAGAGTAGCTACAACCAACAGTGGCGTAGAACCGCCAACAACAGGACCAGTCGCAGACAGCACTGAATCTGCTCTGTCTAGTGATCTACAATCTAATATTAGTGAGGCACTAAGCACTCTAGCAGATCCTGGTGCTGTGTTATCTAATCTAGTAGAGAGGGCAAGTTCACTGTTCAATGAAAGTGCTATTAATTCAGCACTCACCGGCGGTCAATCAACAAGTGCTACTGATTTTGCCAGTGCTGTAACAAGACAGCTGGAAGTGTTACAAAACGCTGAGCCTACCATTTCTAATAGAACGGACGGCCCTGTCCCAATAACTATACCGACAAGACCAGGACAAACTAGACCAGATAAAGCCTTTCCATCTGCTAACAACGTAGGACCTCAATAATGGCATCCAGCTATACAAGAACCGCAGCTAGCGGCACAATAATAAAAAACTCAGGACCATATGAAGCTCTTATAGTAAACAATCTTGATCCAAAATATATGGGATCACTTGAAGTAGAAATATTAAAATATACCGGTGCAGGCAACAGTCCAGAACGCAGCGGCGAAATATTAACAGTGAGATATCTGTCACCGTTCTATGGAGTTACTTCTAGCCGAGGCATAAACCTTGACGACGGATATGCCAATACTCAAAAAAGCTATGGATTTTGGGCAGTACCACCTGACATAGGTACTAGAGTTCTTGTGATATTTGCTGAAGGAAATCCTAACTTCGGATACTGGATCGGTTGTGTACAAGACGACTATATGAATTTTATGGTTCCTGATGGCAGAGCAAGTACAGAGCGCACAACCGAAGCTACACCTCAAAATTTAACAGGCGTTAAATTACCAGTAGGCGAATACAACAAACTTATTGAAACAGGCGAACTAGTAGACCCAACACTGTTTAAAAAACCCTACAATAAAGATTTTACAAATGTGCTAGAAGTACAAGGCCTACTTTTTGATGAAGTTAGAGGCACAACCACAACCAGTGCTAGACGAGATACTCCCAGTATGGTATCTGGATGGAGTACTCCTGGACCTGCAGATAAAAGAACTGGCAACCCCAGAGTAGAACTAGGAGCCGTTGGAAGACGTGCCAACATGCCCTTTAATAGATTGGGCGGATCCAGCTTTGTAATGGACGACGGCGATGACAAATTTGTTCGTGCTACTCACGCAGAGGAAGGACCACCGTTCTATATTAACAAAGGAGCCGGCGAAACAGGCGGCGACGAAACTATACCGCAAAACGAATTGCTTAGATTGAGAACTAGAACCGGACACCAAATTTTATTACACAATTCAGAAGATTTAATCTACATAGGCAACAGTCGCGGCACAGCATGGATAGAAATAACATCAGACGGTAAAATTGATATTCATGCTCAAGACAGTATCAGCATCATGTCAGACAATGATATTAATTTTACTGCTGAAAGAGATTTTAACGTAGAAGCCGGCCGCAACATCAATATGAAAGCCACTGCTAGATACAGCGATGGAGCACAATATCTTGATAACAAAGAAAGTGGCCGTGTACAGGTTGAAAGTGCTTGGGATACAAACTTTTTTGTAGGACATGATTATAAACTAACAGTTAAGGGTAACGGCGACGTTGCTATTGATTTAGATCTAAACACCACAGTCAAAGAAAGCTATTATCTCCACGCTAATCAAGATATTATGACATTGTCAGATAAATCAACACATATGAAATCAGGTCAAAGTTTCTTTAGAACTTCAGGCCGCACTATGCATGATAATGTAGCACAGAGTTACATGCTAAAAGCTGCTAATTTTGATTCAAATATAGGATTTGGTTATAGACTAACAGTGGGTGGATTACTAAGCCAACAAGCAGGCGGCGAAGTTCGTACCACAGCAGGAGCCAGTATTACACGACAAAGCGGTGCTAGTATATACGACGAAGCTGCGGTTGGTATTAATCTATTAGGTGGGTCGATCATAGCCGGTGATGCTCGCCTAATTCATTGGAACAGTGACCTTGCTGGATCTGGCACCCCAGCAGTCACAGCGCAAAATGCATTAACTGCACAGGCTGCATTAGATGCTGACAGAGTATCTCCGCTAACTACAGTTACACTACCTTATACATTTCCTGGAGCACAACAGCCTGTACCATATGAAAGTATACTAACAAGAGCACCACAGCATGAACCTTGGTCGCATCACGAAAACATGAACCCACAAGCGTTTAAAAAAGAACAAACAGACAGAGAAGATCCTGGCATGTTGCCTCCAAATGATAGAATTGTAACACCTGATACATTTGCTAAAAACAAAGGATCAATTACCACCAGCCAGACAGTTCTTAATTCTGGTAACATACAAGGATTCGACGGCGGAACAGGCGATGGTTCTATAGTAAACGGAACTGAGTCTCAGGGCTCTGTAAATACATTCAGCGGCGATCAACAGATTGACGCAGCTAGAGGAAATCCTGACAACATTACTACAAGATTCTTTGTAGGCGACGGACCCTTAGGAACTATTAAAACTAAAAAACGCGGACTTACTACACAAGTAGCAGAATTGTTTGTACCTAATTTCCAAGGATTTATTGATGATCTAGAAGACAGTGGTTATGAAATACGCACTCTATTGGGATATGCTAAACGTCAAACTGTTAGCGGAGGATCCTGGAGTGTTCATGCCAGCGGCGCCGCTATTGACATCAATCCACCAAACCCAGTACACAATCAATATCCTAATGGATTTTACTCGCCACGTCCTGCTAACGCACCTATGACAGACATGCCACCCAACACACTACAACTTGCTAATAAACATGGACTAGGTTGGGGCGGCGCCTGGACTTCGATTGATGATGCTATGCATTTCAGTGCTCGCAAGAATGAAGGCGGCGCCTTTGATTTCCCTAGAGGATTCATTCCTCTAGGGCCTAGTTCAGAGAGAGCAGACGGAGTACCGCTTGTACCTGAAGACGGAACTGATATCAAAACACCATCAGATATCGATGATTCAAATCTACCAGGACCACAAAATGCTGACGGCACATCTAGAACCGGCTCATAATAACGAGATAAATACTGTATGAGTGAGCTAGAAAAAAATCTGTACAAACGTGTAACTGTTAAATCCAATGGGTCAACTGCCAGCAGTGGCAGGTCCTATAGAGGGTTCAGCACAGTTAGCACTAAAAACGAAGGATTTAGCCTCTACGACTTTGAACTTATTAAGCAGGACATTATCAATCATTTTCATATCCGTCAAGGTGAGAAATTAAGCGATCCTTCATTTGGTTGCATAATTTGGGATCTACTGTTTGAACCATTTACTGTTCAGGTTCAGGAAGCGATTATACAAAATGTTACTACTATTGTTAACTTTGATCCCAGAGTAAGTGTTGACAGTATAATAGTAGACACCTACGAACAGGGTATAAGTGTAGAATGTCAAATAGCGTA